ATGAAGAGTTTCAAGATTCTTATAATAATTATGAAGAGAATGCCGTTTATACAGGCAGGGCTTATTTAAGAATGTCTAGAGAATATAGAGGAAAAAAATATAACTATCTTGTAACAGTAGAGGATTTAAATGAAACTGAATAAATTATACGAATACCCAACGTCTATCAGGTCCTTGATCAATGGGTCAAGACACTATGATGTTGGACAAGAAAAATTACCATCGGTGACTACGATATTACAAGCTACGCAACCTGAAGAGAAGAGGTTAGCTTTAGAAGCCTGGAAGACTAGAGTAGGACAAACAAATGCTGAACAAATCAAGAATGAAGCAGCAACACGTGGTACTACGATGCATCACATCTTAGAAGCTTACATTAAGAATGAACCGCATTTAGATTTAACTGAGGTAGGTAATCAAGCTCATCAAATGGCTGATCAAATCATTACGAATGGATTAAAGGATAAATTGATTGAGTATTGGGGACTTGAGGTAACTTTATATTATCCAGGGTTATATGCAGGAGCTACAGATTTAGTTGGTATTTATGAAGGGGCTGAAAGCATAATAGATTTTAAACAAAGTAACAAGCCTAAAAAACGTGAGTGGATTGAAGATTATAAATTACAGTTAGCAGCTTATGCGTTAGCACATAACGAAGTATATGGAACTAACATACAAAAGGGAGTTAACTTGATTTGTACTAAAGATAATTATTTTCAGAAATTTGAATTTGATGGTAACGAGTTTAGGCAAGCAAAGTTTGAGTGGCTTAGACGAGTAGACAAGTACTATGAAGATAGAACGAAAGCACAAGCCTAAAGGACCACGGATCAGGGACCTTTCAATTAATCAAGAGCTGGAAGAATTAAGCGGCGTATACAATAGATACTATAAGTCTGAAGGTCAAGAAAAAGCTGAATGGCAAGCTAAATTGTATGATAAGCTTAATAAGATTGCGGCAAGAATAAGGCAATTAAGGCAAGATTAAGGCAATTGTGGCACGAAAACTACAAAGTGTTGCAAAAATGTCACACTTTTTGTAGTTCATTGTAGTTGCGAAAAGTGAGTATTTATGCGGATTGTATTCATTGTAACCTTTTTTTGGGGGGTAAAAGAAAAAAAATTTTTTCAAAAAAAGTAAAAAGGTCGATTTTTGAATACAATTTTCTGGGATTCGTCTAGAATCATTGATACAAGCGGGTTATTTAACATTTTCATTGTATCTTTTGAAAACTACAGGCGTTACAATCGTTGGTATAAGCCACTTTTTTTTTATACAAAGAACTACAAACTGTGGCAAGATTAAGGCAAAATATTCTAGTTGTACGGAGTATTACTGATAGACCACCTGAAAAGGTGGTTTGATCAAAAAAAGGTGCTATAACGCAGTATGACTAAATCCATTAGGAAAAAATCTAAATACAAATCATTGATAATAAATAAAAAAAGATATTATTTTTATCGAATTGTTTGGGCTGATATCCTGGGGGACTCAGGGCACGCAGATGCTTTAGAATTTAGTAAGATGAAACCTGCAGAAATGATTAGTTACGCTTACGTATTTGAAAAAGATAAAAAATATTTAAAAACTTTTGCAAGTTATGACTCGAAAGAAGAATCCTTTTCTGATAGAAATGTTTATCCAATTGGATGTATAATTCGATTGGAGAAAATAAACATATAACAAAAGGAACGGTTATGGCAAAAAAGAAAATGTCTATTGAAGACATCATTGAACACATTCGTGAAGACTTAGATATGCTAGAAGAAAAAGTAGCAGATCTTCAAGATCAATTAGAAGGCTCTGACGACTCAGACGATTCTGAAGAAGAGTAGTCTAAAACTTCTGTAGTTTTTAACTGTCGTTCTTTTGGATTTAATCTTATTGATTGCTGTTCGCCTTTCAATTCAGATTTAAAATCTTCGACAGTTTTACCTTCAAGGATAGGCGAGTATTGGTCTAATACTTCTGATATTCGCTTATCCAATTCCTCTTCGGACATATCATCTAATTTACCTGTCCTAATTATTTTTTGTTCCACATATAAACCTGCAGCCTTACCTCTGGCTACTTCTGCATTTATTGCTGCCGTCCAGGCCTTTGCATCCAAAGCTTTGTTTCGCATATCACCTAATTGGGCTAAGTGAGATTCAAAAGTAATATCGTATTTTTTCTGTATCTCTGCTCTTAACTCACCTATGTATTGGACTACTAATGGATATTTTTTTGGGTTTTGTAATTCTGATGCTGTAACGTGAGCTCTGTCAGTTGAATATTGTGCATCAATGGCACATTGTGTTGCCGTTTTTCTGCCTTCATTGTAAACGAGCTCTTGAGCAAACTTTATTTGTTTAGGTGTTAACTTAGCTATATTTCCCATAGTAGCCTTGACAAATACCGTAAGATGTAGTAAAAGTCAATTAATCATAACGTTTTGTTATGTGTTTATTATTCATATATACCTTAATCGGGGGTTGGCTTACGAAGTGGATGAACTATGAACTTACCCATTGATACTGAACCCCCCATTAAAAAATGACAGGAAAATTATTCAGACAAGTTTTAGATAAGTTTCTTAAAGCAGATGTTGTACATAATGCTAGAGTACAGGTTTGTTTACCCAATGGAGATTTTTACGACATCAAAGGAATTCAATTAATGGAAAATAAATTAATTGGAGTAAGAGAAACCCACAGATTAGTAATTACAATCACACCTGAGACTTGGAAGATGGGTAAAGTTTTAAAGAAATTGTAAGTAAAAGACTTAATTTTTTAACCCCACACTTACGGCGAATTTATGGCAAAACTTGAGACCAAATTTTGGTTAGAAGTTAAAAAAAACATCAAGCAAATTTCCTTTACTAGACTTGAGTCCTGGGCCTCTGCAGGCGTTCCAGATCTATTGTGTTATAATGAAAAAGGAAAATTTTTTACTATTGAATTGAAAGTACAAAAAGGTAAAAAAATGATCTTCTCACCGCATCAAATTGCATTCCATATCAGACATCCAAACAATACTTTTATCATGCAAAAGCCCCTCGGTCCTTGTGCCGTTAAACTTTATGAAGGAAGAGACATAATGAAGCTTGTGCAGCTTGAGCCTTGTGCCCCGGTTGCAGAAGGCTGGACCACGGTTCAGGAACACCTTGTCAATGTGACATAACGTCGCGCCAAGGTGCGTGCTTGTGGGCGGGACCCACCCTTTTATTTTTTATCAAGCTTGTCGCTTGAGCCTTGTTGCCTGTGGCTTGTGGCTTGTGGCTTGTGGCTTGTGGCTTGTGGCTTGTGGCTTACCAGTTTATTACGCCTGCGAGCGTTAATATCCCCAGGCCTGCTGCCATTACTAATATTTCAAATAATACAGTTTCCATAATTAGCCTCATTGTTTTTTGCCTTTGATTTCTAACTTGCTTAAGTCTGTATGTACTACTTTAAAATCTTTAGAATCAAGCGTGTAGCTTGTAAAGCCATCGCCCGTTTCAATTTCAGCGTTTAAAGCAATAAACAATTGTTTTAAAGCGTCTGTCTTATCTTTTTTGTTCATTGTCTACCTCTTCTTTTTTTATTTTTGTTATGCCTAGCGCCCTTAACTGTACGCCGCTAAGCGTGCGCCCTTTATTAATGTTCAAAAAAGACTCTGGCCGCATTATGTGCCCGTCCCTTGATCTATAATAAAAACTATAATTTGTTTTTTTCATTTTGTCCTTTCTGTTATTTTTTCTTGCCGTAGCTCTTAACCTTTTCAACAATCGTTGAAACTTCATTAAACTTATAACACAATAAGCAATCTTTACATTTTTGCCCCGTGCAATTTTGGCGTTTAACTTCTAAATGTTCCTCAACGTTGTTGAAAGTCTTATCAAAATATTGTGGCGTTTTATCTAGTATGTGGTTAATTCTAGGGTTTGAATAGACTAGAATTAAATTTTTTGGCTTTTCATTATCTTTAAAATATTTAGAGACTATATCAAATCTTTTTGTCCATAGAGCAAAATTACAATGCGGATTTTTAATAGCTATGTTTACATAGTTTATTAAATTAAATTCATTGATTAATTCGCCGTGTGAATTAAATCTAAAAAAGGCTTGATTGACCACGGGCAGGGCGTCAGGGTGTAATACCTTTGAGCTCAATAAGTCTGAGTTACGCTGTAACGATGGGGCCATATTTTTTCTAAATGTATTAAGCATCGTATGCGAATAGCAAAAAGTACAAATGTTATTATCTTTCTTTTTATTCTGTTTAATACAATAAGGGTTAGTTGTTGTATTCGTTGAGATCGATTGAAAGCCTTCTAACTTTCCCGTCATTTTTGAAATATGTATCATAGGTGTGTCTTAGCCTGGTCCCTGGTCCGTGAACATTGGCCAAATTGTCGCAGAGCAGAGAAGAGCGTGTGGGCGGGTCCCACCCTAAAAAAAAGAAAAATAAAAAAGCCAAAGATGGCTCACGCTAAAACACGGCCTTCCCTTTGGCTTTGGTCAAGTAGCGCTCCCGATCCATTTCTATGCGCTCGTTCTTCCTCTTACGAGGTCTGGGACACCTTGACCCCAGGTCCATCATCCCACTGCCGCGGTTTACCTCCAGTGTGATGGACCAGGGCTCAAGTTTGGTCAGTGGTGAGAACTCGCATTTCTGCATCAAATATACTCACTTTACGGATCACTGACCCAACCCGCTCTGCCGTCCGTATTTGCTATCGCGAACTCGCAATCCATAGACCGAGCGGGCTTGATTACAAACTAACAAAATAAATATTTTATGTATATTGGCCAAATTGTCGCAGGGCAGAGAAGAGCATGTGGGCGGGTCCCACCCAGGAAAAAAAATAAAGGTGCGACAATTTGTCAACTTCTATTATCAAATACACATGTGTATTTTAGAAATATAACGAAAGGAAAAAAATGAGAGACAAGGAAACATTAACAATACAAGTTAATAACGAAAAAGTAGAAATAAATCATAATTGGGATAAATCAAGTGGCAGATCATTTAAGTTACAAGAAAATGGTTTAGATGAAATTACTTCTTATATTCATAATGAAATAGTTAATGAAAAGAAAGAAGAAGGCCACGTTTCTTATAACAATTTTGAGAGTGCTTTTGATTGGAAGATATTAAAAGCTAAACCAATTCAATTAGAACTTCCATTTCCAAGAGGTTTGTAATGGGAGTTTTATTTAAACAAAAAATGTCCGAGCTCCTTGGTCAAGGATTAAATAAGAAAGAGGCAAGGAACAAGGTTCTTGGTTGGTTTATTAATACATCAACGTGCCGTTGTTGTGATTGCACAATCAAGCCGTCAGAGTTCTCTTGGAAAGATAGAACCTACTGCAACGATTGTATGAGTTAGTCAATATGTCATAGTGTCGCACCCACCTGGGTGCGACATCCTGTCGCAGGAGAGAAGAGCATGTGGGCGGGTCCCACCCATAGAGGTACCAAGCCAAACCCAAAAGTCAAAGTTTTATTTAGGGGGGAGGGGTACAAAACAAAAAAAGGGATCCTAAGTATTACCCTTTAGTGTTTGATTTAGATATAGATTCCTGATAAAAACTTTTTGGTACCATAATTAAACATTATGCTTAGTTTAGAAAAAATAAATCAAATAGCTGATCCAAAAGTTAGAAGGCAATTAAAACTAGATATTTTAACTAGCATCAAAAGAAAAACACAATCTAAATATCGGTCTGATTTTTTATCCTTTGTAAAATATACTTGGCCTGAATTCATAGAGGGGTACCATCATAAAAAAATTGCAAATGCTTTCAATAGAATCCTATCAGGTGAATGTAAAAGATTAATTATTAATATGCCACCTAGGCATACTAAATCTGAATTTGCGTCTTATTTTTTACCTGCTTGGATGATTGGGAATAGACCTGACTTAAAAATAATTCAAGCTACTCACACTGCAGAGCTTGCAATAAGATTTGGACGAAAAGCAAAAACATTAATTGATTCACAAGAGTATCAAGATTTATTTAAAACAAGATTAAGAGAAGATTCAAAAGCTGCAGGTCGTTGGGAAACAAATGGTGGTGGAGAATACTTTGCTGTCGGTGTCCAAGGTGCGGTGACCGGGAGGGGTGCTGATTTATTAATCATCGACGATCCACATTCTGAACAAGATGTAAATTCTCCAACTGCATTTGATAATGCATATGAGTGGTATACTTCAGGTCCACGTCAACGTCTTCAACCTGGTGGAGCAATCGTTGTCGTAATGACAAGATGGAGTACAAAAGATTTAACAGCTCAATTAGTTAATGCAGGAGCAAAGGAAGAAAAAGCTGATCAATGGGAAGTAATAGAATTTCCTGCCGTTATGCCATCAGGTGATCCTGTGTGGCCTGAGTATTGGAAGTTAGAAGAATTAGAAAAAGTAAAAGCATCAGCAGGTATTGCAAAATGGAATGCACAGTATATGCAAAACCCAACTGCAGAAGAAGGTGCATTATTAAAACGAGAGTGGTGGAAAAATTGGAATAAGGATCATTTACCTCCTTTGCTTCACGTCATTCAAAGTTACGACACAGCTTTTATGAAAAAAGAAACTGCAGATTATTCTGCAATTACAACTTGGGGAATTTTTGCAGAGAACGAAGGTGATCCTCAACACATCATTTTGTTGGATGCCTTAAAAGAGAGATTAGAATTTCCTGAACTTAGAAGAGTTGCAAAAGAACAATATGATTATTGGCAACCTGAAACAGTTTTAGTGGAAGCAAAAGCATCAGGCCTTCCATTAACATACGAACTCAGACAGATGGGGATACCAGTCGTTAATTTTTCTCCCTCTAAAGGTAACGACAAACACAGCCGTGTAAATTCTGTATCCCCACTGTTTGAGTCCGGTATGGTTTGGGCTCCTTTGGACAAGTCATTTGCTCAAGAAGTAGTGGAAGAATGTGCCTCATTTCCATATGGAGATCACGACGATTTAGTAGATTCAACTACCCAAGCATTAATGAGATTCAGACAAGGAGGCTTGATTATTCACCCAGAAGACTATAAAGATGATATTCTTCCTCGAAAAAAACGAAGTTATTATTGGTAGTAAATGGTAAAAACAAAATTAACTAGAACAGTTCCACCAAAGTCAGGTCCTCAACCTCAAGGCTTGAATATTAAATATAATACTGTTAAAACTGTAGGACAGGAGAAAACTAATGGCCGAAATCGACAAAGCACTTCCAAACGAAGTTAGAAAAGATATTGAAATTGAAGGACCAGAAAAATCCTTTGAAGAAGAAGTTTCCATTCAGGAAGAAATTCCTAACATAGGAGAAACAGAAATTACACCACTAGAAGATGGTGGAGTAGAAATTAATTTTGAACCAGGAGCCATGAACCAGGCTCAAACTGTCGGTCATTATGACAACCTAGCAGAGTTATTACCAGAGGATATATTAGTGCCTCTTGGTTCAGAATTATTTCAAAACTATTCAGACTATAAAGCTTCCCGTCAAGATTGGGAAAAGGCATACGTTCAAGGCTTAGATCTTCTAGGATTTAAGTACGAACAAAAAACAGAACCATTCCAAGGAGCAAGTGGTGCAACACATCCTGTTCTAGCAGAAGCGGTTACTCAATTCCAAGCCTTGGCTTATAAAGAATTGCTCCCGGCTCAAGGACCTGTAAGAACTCAAATCGTAGGATTGAATTCTCCTGAGAGAGAACAACAAGCTAATCGAGTAAAAGAATTTATGAATTATCAAATTATGGATCAAATGCCTGAGTATGAACCAGAGTTTGATCAAATGTTATTTTACCTGCCGCTATCAGGATCAGCATTTAAAAAAGTTTATTATGATGATCTTTTAGGACGAGCTGTTTCTAAGTTCGTACCTGCAGATGACTTAATCGTTCCGTACACGGCTACCTCATTAGACGATGCGGAAGCGATTATGCATCGAATTAAAATTTCTGAAAACGATTTAAGAAAACAACAAGTAGGTGGATTCTATAGAGACATTGAACTTACACCTGGTTATGACAATGAAACTGATTTAGATAAAAAAGAAAATGAATTAGAAGGAATGAGAAAGACAGGTAGAAACGAAGATGTCTTTACCTTGCTTGAATGTCATGTTAATTTAGATCTAGAGGGTTTTGAAGATCGAGGTCCCACTGGGGAAGTAACTGGCATAAAATTGCCTTACATTGTAACGATAGAACAAAACTCTCGTTCAATACTATCCATTAGAAGGAACTATGAAATAGGAGATCCTTTAAAAAAGAAAGTACAATACTTCGTACACTTTAAATTTTTACCTGGTTTAGGTTTTTATGGTTTTGGTTTAATTCACATGATTGGTGGATTATCTAGAACTGCAACAGCAGCACTAAGATCATTACTTGATGCTGGTACGTTATCCAATTTACCTGCTGGATTCAAACAGCGTGGAATAAGAATTAGAGATGATGCACAATCAATTCAACCTGGTGAATTCAGGGACGTTGATGCTCCTGGTGGAAACATAAGAGATGCTTTTATGACTCTTCCATTTAAGGAACCATCTCAAACACTATTACAACTTATGGGTGTCGTAGTACAAGCTGGTCAGCGTTTCGCATCTATAGCTGATATGCAGGTAGGAGAGGGTAATCAACAAGCCGCAGTGGGTACGACCGTTGCGCTTTTAGAAAGAGGATCAAGGACGATGTCTGCAATACATAAACGATTGTATGCAGCATTGAAGAATGAATTCAGATTATTATCTCGTGTATTCAAATTATATTTACCACAAGAATATCCATATGACGTAGTTGGAGGACAACGTGTCATTAAGCAATCTGACTTTGATGATAGAGTAGACATAGTACCAGTTGCAGATCCAAACATATTTTCTCAAACTCAAAGAATTAGTTTGGCTCAAACTGAATTACAATTGGCTCAATCTAATCCACAAATTCATAATCTATATCAAGCATACAGAAATATGTATGAAGCATTAGGAGTTAAGAACGTAGATTTAATTTTAAAGAAACCACCTCAACCAATGCCTAAAGATCCTTCATTGGAACACATTGATGCATTAAGTGGAATTCCTTTCCAAGCATTCAAAGGTCAAGATCATAGAGCACATATAACTGCTCACTTACATTTTATGGCTACTAATATGGCTAAGAACAATCCAATGATTTCTGCTTCATTACAAAAAAATGTATTTGAACACATTTCATTAATGGCTTTGGAACAAGTTGAAATGGAATTTATGCAAGAGATACAACAATTACAAATGATGCAACAAAATCCTCAGATGATGCAAAACCCACAAGTACAACAAATGGCAATGCAAATTAATATGAAGATTGAATCTAGAAAATCAGTATTGATTGCTGAAATGATGGATGAATATTTACAAGAAGAAAAGAAAATAAATGGAGATTTTGGAAATGATCCAATTGCTAAATTAAAATCAAGGGAACTTGACATCAGAGCACAAGAAAATGCTAGAAGAAAGCAACAAGATGAGGAGAGAATTAATCTTGATAAGATGAAAGCTATGATGAACCAAATGACTGATCAACAAAAACTTGATCAGAATCAAGAATTAGCTCTGTTAAGGGCTGATACATCACTAGAAAAGACAGTGTTGCAACACGAACTAAAAAATAATGGAGGAATGTAATGAAAAAAGGTCAGAAAAAAGTAGCTAAAGTAATGAGAGAGTTTAAATCAGGAAAATTACATAGCGGAAAGTCAAAAAAAGTGGTAAAAAATCCTAAACAAGCAATAGCAATTGCTCTTTCAGAAGCTGGAATGAGCAAGAACAGGAAAAAAAATGGCAAAAAATAAAAAAATATTTGATAAATTGGAAAATGATGTTCCAATGCCTAAAGGCGGCAAGACAGAAGACGGATATCCTAAAGGTGGCGTAGAAATTCCTACTCCAAAAGCAGGTGAAGTTATGTCTGATGTCGTTAAAGGGCAAGGAAGCATCCTTCCAGAAAAGAAAAAAACAGCTAAGTGGTATTAAATAATGTTTCCGTGGAGTTTAATCGGCACAGCATTAAAAACTGGTTCTGAAATTTACAAAAACAGATCGGCTACTAAGATCGCTATGTCCGAAGCACAGCTTCTTCATGCAGAGAAGATGAAAAGGGGCGAGATCGAATTTAGCGGTCAGGTAATGGAGAGTCAGAAGGGAGACTGGAAAGACGAATTCGTTTTATTGACTTTGAGCTCGCCTCTATTTCTTCTCGCATATGGAGTATTCGCAGAAGATGATAAGATTCAACAAAAGCTAGATTTGTATTTTGAAAAATTACAATCTATGCCATGGTGGATAACTGGATTGTGGATTTCAGTCGTGGCCGCAATTTATGGAATTAAGGCGACTGACATCATAAATACTAAAAAAGGAGAAAAATAATGAAAAAAGTTGATAAAAAGAAAAATCCAGGTTTAGCAAAATTACCTAAAACTGTTAGAAACAAAATGGGTTATATGGCTAAAGGTGGAAAAGTTTCTAAATCTAAAATGAAGAAGAAAAAGTAATGGCAAAACTTTGTGCAAGAGGAAAAGCAGCAGCAAAAAGAAAATTTAAAGTGTATCCAAGTGCATACGCTAATATGTATGCTTCTGCAGTTTGTTCTGGCAAAGTAACACCTGGTGGAAGAAAAAACAAAGCAATGGGTGGATCCATAAATTCAGTTTCTCAAGAGAGAAAAGCTAGATCCAATTACAATCAAGGCGGAGTTGCAAAAGGTTGTGGCGGAGTAATGGATAATAGAAGAAAAGTAACTAAGAAGTATTAATATGGCTGAAGGAGGACTACGTAAATGGGTAGCAGAGAAATGGGTAGACATCGGAGCACCAAAGAAGAACGGCAAGTATCAACCTTGCGGTCGATCGAAGGGGAGCAAACGAGCATATCCAAAATGCGTCCCACTTGCAAAAGCCACACGAATGACAAGTTCGCAAAAGGCGAGTGCTGTCAAACGAAAACGTGCAGCCCAAAACACTGGCCCTAAACCTAAGAACGTAAAAACATTTACAAAGAAAAAATAATGGCAACTACAAAAAAGAAATTAACTCCAGCACAAAAGTATAGTCAGCTTAAAAGACAAACGGAATCTGCTGGAATGAAGGTTAAAGAAGTAGATGGTAAAATTGTAGTCACTAGAAAAAAGAAAAAATAATGATTAAAAATTTTAAGGATATAGTTATATTATTAATTACCACTGGAGTTTTGGTTTTATTAGGTATCATTATTATTGGAGACTATTGGGTAGCTGTTAAAGAAGATAGACCTATAGATGATAGTATAATAGTACTTATGAAAATGTCAGTTACAGGATTAATTGGAGTTATAGGTGGATACATTGGAGGAAGTAAAAGCTAATGGCAAAAACAGCAGCATGGCAAAGAAAAGAAGGTAAATCTAAATCAGGTGGATTAAATAGAAAAGGCGTTGCATCTTATAGAGCAGCTAACCCTGGATCAAAATTAAAAACAGCGGTAACAACGAAACCGTCTAAGTTAAAAAAAGGTTCTAAGGCAGCAAATAGAAGAAAATCTTTTTGCGCTAGAATGAGTGGTATGAAGTCTAAACTTACCTCTGCTAAAACGGCCAGAGACCCGAATAGCAGAATCAATAAGTCTCTAAGAAAGTGGAATTGCTAGTGGCTGGAATAGAAGACTTAAAAAAACAAATGTCTAAAATAGCAGATGATGAATATTATGCTAGTTTACAAAAATATTTAGAAAGAGACCCTGGAGCAAAATATTTTGATCCATCAGATCTTTCTTACATCGCAATGGATCAATCAGGAGAATATAATTATAAAGGATTTACACCAACTAAAACTAACGAACCTGATGACATGAAAGAATATATGAAACAAAGAAAAATAGACACTGTATATTCTCAAGACGCTACTCTTTTAAAAAAAATGGAAGAAGGAAAAACTCCAATTGCTGTTTTACAAGAACCTATAAAAACAGGAAAGGAACCTGGAGACTTAGATAAAATTTTAACAATACTTCATGAGTCAAGACATAAAATTATGGCTAAACCTGAATTTAAAGACATTATAAATAAATATGGTATAAAAGAAGAAACGTTTGTAAGATTTTTAGATAAAGAATTTTTTCCAGAATTAGACCCCCAGTTACCTAAATTTGTTCGTCCAAAAGATGCTTATAAACTTTATGGAGAAGCTGTCCAAGAATATAAAGATAAATTTGGTAAAGAAGAAAAAGGTGTTTTTAACAGTATCAAAAATTTTTTAAAAGGAGATGAAGATAGAGGTACTAATATAGGCAGACCTATAGGAAAGAATTAACAAAGGAAAATAAAAATGGCAGAACAACTCACATTTGAAAACTTCATAATTAAATTAAGAAAAAACATAAGAAATTCTTATCAGCAAGTTGGTGATACAATGGTTGCTGGTGGAGTAAAGAACATGGAAAGTTATAATTTCATGTTGGGTCAAGCACATGCTTACCAAATAATAGATCAGGAAATATCCAACCTGCTAAATCCAAAGGAGGATAAAAATGGAAAACAACAAGACAATACTAACGTCATCAAATTCGGAAAAGACGGAAACTCCGAAGATTAAATTAGCGTTAGAAGAAAAATATAAAGAATTAGATTCTGAAAAAGATCAAGCGTATGAGCGTTTGAAAAATAAAGAGTCTACTAAACTACCTATACCAACTGGCTGGAGAATGATTGTTCTACCATTTAAAATGGCAGAAAAAACAAAAGGCGGATTGTATTTAGGTCAAGAAACTTTAGAACGACAACAAGTCGCTTCTACTTGTGGACTTGTGTTAGCACAAGGTCCGCATTGTTATGACAAAGACAAGTTTCCTGAAGGTCCATGGTGCAAGGTCGGTGATTGGGTTATCTTTGCACGTTACTCAGGATCTAGGATCAACATTGATGGTGGTGAGGTTCGAATATTGAACGACGATGAAGTACTTGCAACCATTCAAAACCCAGAAGACATACTTCACAAATACTAACATAGGAGATAACTATGCCAAACATAGAAGAAAAAATGGTTGACATTGATACATCAGGTCCAGGTGCCGAGGTTGAATTACCAGAAGAAAAAACACCAGAAACTGAAATAGAGGTATCCAATGAAAAAACTGAAAACAATACTGAGTCCAATGACTCAGCTAAGGAATCTAGTGAGCAGTCTACTGTTCAAGCTAGTGAAGAAGGAACCAAGGACCAAGAAACAGAAAAGAAAGTTGACGAAGAAAAAAAGAAGGAATTAGAAGATTACTCTGAAGGAGTAAAAAGAAGAATAGCTAAGTTGACCAAGAAAATGCGTGAAGCAGAACGTAGAGAAGCGGCTGCATTAGAATACGCAAAGAAAGTTCAAACTGAGCAAGAACTTCTTAAATCCAAATATTCTAGATTAGATACAGGTTATGTATCTGAAATGGAAAGTAGGATTAAATCTAGCCTAGAAGCGGCTACTGCAAAGTTAGCTAAAGCTAGGGAAGATGGAGATTTGAAAGCTGAAATAGCAATTCAAACTGAGATATCAAAACTTGGTTATGAAGAAGCAAGATTGGCTGAAATCAAATCTAGACCTGTTGAAGAAGAACCAAAGGTTAAAAAAACACCTGAAATTCAACCTCAACAACAAGAACCAATCAATCCAGACCCTAAAGCTCAAGATTGGGCTCAAAAGAACACTTGGTTTGGTCAAGATGAGGCAATGACATATACCGCATTTAGTCTACATAAAAAGCTTGTAGAAGAAGAAGGTTATGATCCACAATCGGATGAGTATTATTCTGAAATAGATAAAAGAATAAGACTTGAATTTCCTCAAAAATTTGGTAGTGTATCGAAACAAACGACTAATAAGCCTACGCAAGTAGTTGCTTCAGCTTCTAGAAATAGTAAGCCTGGTCGCAAAACTGTTAGACTCACACCCTCTCAGGTAGCAATAGCTAAAAAATTAGGTGTGCCACTTGAAGAATATGCGAAACATATAAACACGAAGGAGTAAATGCATATGGAAAATAAAAATGAAAATAGAGCTTCTCGTGCGAGTCAGACTAGAGAAAAAGAAGCTCGAAAAAAAGTCTGGACTCCACCGTCATCTTTAGATGCACCACCTGCGCCAACAGGTTTTCGTCACAGATGGGTAAGAATTGAATCAATGGGCTTTCAGGACACAAAGAACGTCGCTGGAAGGCTAAGATCAGGTTATGAACTAGTCAGAGCTGATCAATATCCAGATTCAGATTATCCAGTGATTGAAGATGGTAAATACGCAGGAGTGATCGGAGTTGGTGGCCTTGTGCTGACAAGGGTACCGGAAGAGATCGCAGAATCTAGAGCACAATATTACGCAGAGCGTGGTATTGAGCAAGATAAAGCAGTTGACAACGATCTAATGAAGGAACAGCACCCAAGTATGCCTATCAATGTTGATAGACAGACTCGTGTAACTTTTGGTGGTACGAAGAAAAGTTAATTTTTTAACTATTCCTATCCAACTAAAGTAACTTAAACTAAAAAAAATGGAGTAAAAATATGGCAAACAAAGACGCTGCATTCGGTCTAAGACCGATTGGCAAAGTTGGTCAGAATAGAGATGCTCAAGGTTTAAGTGAATATAAAATTGCGGCTAACGACTCAAGCACAATTTACTTTCAAGATCTAGTTAAAGTACAAGCGACTGGATATGTGGATGTAGCTGCTGCAGGAGCTGTTGGTTTAGCAGGTTCACTTAACGGAGTGTTCTATACAGATCCAACAACTAAAAAGCCTACATGGGCTAACCACTACTCACAAGTTAACGCTAGTGATACGGTTGCTTTTGTAAGCGACGATCCTTATGAGAGGTTCGAAATCCAATGCAATTCTACAGCAAACCAAGCTGATGTTTTCTTAAATGCCGACATCACTTACGCAGCTGGAGATAGCGCTAACTATGTATCAAAAGTAGAACTTTCAAAAGCTTCTTTAGATACTGACTCTGCTCAATTAAGAATCATTGGCATTAGTAAAGACCCTGAAAACAATGACACTGCAAGTGCCAATGTTAACTTGGTAGTTACTATCAATGAACATTACTTGAAGAGTGCAACAGGCATATAATAGGAGAATAAATTATGGCTATATCACGATCACAACTAGTTAAAGAACTAGAGCCAGGATTGAATGCACTATTCGGCCTGGAATACAAACAATACGAAAACCAACACGAGCAAATCTACGTGAAGGAAACTTCAGACAGAGCTTTCGAAGAGGAAGTTATGTTATCTGGTTTTGCTCAAGCACAAGTTAAAGCTGAGGGTTCTGGTGTGACTTTTGACAATGCTCAAGAGACTTTCACTGCTAGATACACTCACGAAACTATTGCTTTAGCTTTCTCAATCACTGAAGAAGCGATTGAAGACAACCTATATGATAGATTAGCTTCGAGATATACAAAAGCGTTGGCAAGAAGTATGGCACAAACAAAACAAGTTAAAGCTGTTAATCCTTTAATTCAAGGATTACCAACTACTGACAACTTTGATTCAGGCGACGGTGTTTCTTTATTTAACACTGCTCACCCAACAGTTGCTGGTAGCTTCAAAAACACTTTAACTACTCAAGCAGACTTAAACGAAACTTCTCTTGAACAATGTTTAATCGACATTGCTGCAATGACAGACGAGAGAGGTCTTAAGATCGCTGCAAAAGGATTGAAACTTATTGTTCCTAGTGAACTTCAATTCACTGCAGAGAGATTAATGAAATCTGCTCAAAGAGTTGGAACTGCTGATAATGATATCAATGCAATCAGATCTATGGGAATGTTACCTCAAGGTTATGTGGTTAACAATTTCTTAACTGATACTGATGCGTTCTACATCATTACAGATGTGCCAAATGGAATGAAGTACTTCGAAAGATCACCTATATCTACTAAGATGGAAGGTGACTTCGATACTGGAAACATGAGATACAAAGCTAGAGAAAGATACTCTTTTGGAGTTTCTGACCCTAGAGGTATCTTCGGTGTTGAAGGTGCTTAATTCTTAAGCATTTTATTTAAAAGGGCGATCCTTGTGGTCGCCCTTTTTTTATGGTAGAAAGAAATAATCATGAAAACTTTCCGTATTAAAATTAGAGCCTATGGATACTTCTGCGACTTCACTTTAGAATGTGAAGACTCTAGTGAAGCACTAGAAAATGCAATAGTTGACAAACTAGGACAAAATGATATAGTATGGGAAGAATCCAAATTTTATAGTTTAAGTAAAGTTTGGTTGACCTATGAGGAGGTTAATGATGCAAACACACGTTCAATCCCTTTACAAACAGAAGAGGGGCTTAGAACTACAGTGGGAGCAGCACTATAACGACGAGGGTAGATATACTCTCGATATGGTTAGGATTGATAACAAGATAAAAGAAGTTATCAACCATATTAAGATGGCAGAAGCTAAAGAAGCTAGTCTACTTAATAGAATAAGTGATGCTGCACCTGAAGTTTCAGTAGCTACTTAAACAAAACGCTACTAAATCGCTGGAAACGTCAACTCCACTACAAACTCTCTTGCACTCTACTAAAATCTGATATATAAAATCCTTACTATACAATAAAATTCTGCATAGACGAGTATAGTCGACGGCCTAGAGACTATGTGGAAATAACTAGGAGGATAATAAAATGGCAAACACTACATTTCAAGGTCCAGTAATATCTAAAAATGGATTTTACAATACAGGACCAGGTAACGTTGTAGATGCTGACGCTAGTGTATCTTTAACAGTTGGAACTCACGCAGGAAAAATTGTTCACAATGATGCAGCAGGCGCAGTAACTTACACATTACCAGCAATCAATGCTAACTCTGATTCTGCAGTTGCAGGACCAGGAGCAGACTTAAATAACTTAAGTAACATTGGTGCAACCTTTACAATTTTCTCGTCTATTACAAAGACTGGAAATTTAGTTGTGCAAGTTGCAAACTCAACTGATGTTATGGTTGGAAGTGCATTATTTATTGATGACACATCTGACAACGTTGTTGGGTTTGAAACAGCTTCAACATCTGATACTATTACTTTAAATGGTAGTACAACAGGTGGTGTAACTTATGCAGAGATTGTTTGTACAGCTCTTGCTTCAGGTAAATGGAAAGTATCGGTGACTTCAGGATGTACTGGAACACCAGCAACTCCGTTTAGTGCGGCAGTAAGTTAATAATTAATTAGGAGCTCCTTCGGGAGCTCCTAAAATTTAGGAGATAAAAATGAAATCAGATGTTAAAGCAATAAGAAGAAACACAACAGGTGTTGTATTTGCTGGAAGAACAAGATTAAGAGGAATTATTCTTGGTGCACCTAATTCTACAGAAGCAGGTTCTGTTATATTGGTAAATGGTGGAACAGCTACTACATACTTTCAAGCAGATGCTCCAGCAGGTGACGTTTTTGCATTTAACATTCCAGAAGATGGAGTGTTATTTGAAAATGGAATGAGTATTTCTTCGTTAACAGGAACAGTAACTGTATTGTTAGATAAGTAGGAGGCTAAATGGCTAACACTACTTCAGGTACATATATTTTTGATAAGAATTTTTCTATTGATGAGATCATAGAAGAATCTTATGAAAGAATAGGGCTAAGACCAAATGCAGGTTATGATCTTCAATCCGCTAGAAGATCTTTAAACATTCTTTTTCAAGAATGGGCTAATAGAGGTTTGCATTATTGGGAAGTAGCAAATAATAATCTTACATTAGTAAATGGACAAAATACATATACTATGTATCGTTCTACTTCAGATGGAACATCTGATACAACTGCTGTTTATGGTGTAGATGATGTATTAGAAGCATCTTATAGAAATATATCTACTCCTAGTAATCCAATTGATACTCCACTTACAAAAATAAATAGATCTGCTTATCAAGCATTTTCTAATAAATTAGCTACAGGACAACCTACACAATATTTTGTTCAAAGGTTC